TATTTACACCTTTTTACCCCCTTTTTCAATAGTTATAACCAGCTCAAAAAGAGCTTTCACCATAAATACAATTAGAACATGTATTCATGGAGATTATAATATGGCTCAACTAAGTTCACCAGGCGTAAGCGTTAGCGTAATAGATGAGAGTTTCTATACACCAGCTGCCCCAGGTACAACTCCCTTAATTATTATTGCTTCTGAAGAGAATAAGCAAAATGCATCTGGTTCTGGAATTGCTCCGGGAACTACTAAAGCAACAGCTGGACAAGTTTACTTACTGACTAGTCAGAAAGACCTTGCAGATACTTTTGGCACGCCTATTTTCAAGACAGATGCGAATAATAATCCTATCCACGCAGGCGAACAAAACGAGTACGGCTTGCAAACTGCTTATAGCTATCTAGGCGTTAGCAATCGTGCATTTGTAGTACGAGCCGACATTGACCTAGCACAGCTAGATGCATCAGCATCTGCTCCGGCAGGTGAACCAGTTAACGGTACACACTGGTTTGACACAGCAGGTACATCATTTGGTATTTTTGAATGGAATGCCAATGACGCCAGCGTTACAGACGGTCAAACTTTTGTATCAAAGACTCCTATTGTTATTACTGATACTACTAAAGTATCAAACGGAGCTCCAAAAGGCTCAGTTGGTGCAAACGGCGACTACGCGATTGTTGCCACCACAACACTAAACAAGTTATTTTACAAAAACCGTGCAGGCCAATGGAAACAAGTTGGTTCAAACGATTGGACTAAGAGCTGGCCAGCGGTAGCAGGTACAAAAGTTCCTACTAGCATTGGTTCATCAGACACGTTAGTGTTAAACGGTACGAGCGTCACCGGTGCATCAAGTCTAGCAACATTAGTTTCAGCAATTGGCTCAACTGTTGTAGGTGTTACAGCAGCCGCAGTTAACGGCAAACTAGAACTATATCTAAATGGTGATGTTGACGTTCTAACAGTTGGCGGAACACTAGCGGGTGTAAGCACAACAGCTAGTCCAGTAGGTATCAAAACTGGTACATACTATGCTCCAAAACTACAAATATCAGCACACACTAGTGTGCCATTGTTTAAACTAACAGATACAAATCCTCGTCCAACAGGCTCAGTTTGGTTTAAGACTACTGAACCTAATCTAGGTGCAAGTGTACGAGTAAAGCGTTACAACAGTTCAACAGCCGCATGGGAAGAAATTAAATGCCCATTGTATGCTAACGGACATTCTGCGTTGGCTAGCTTAGATGCTGCCGGTGGCGGAATCAACTTAGCTACAGGCACATTGTATGCAAAGTTTAACGATCTTGAATTATCTGGTGCGGACGTTGAAGCTAATTTTAAGATTTACAGAAGAACAGCCGCAGGTGAAACTAAGATTGTTTCGGGTATAGTTGCTTCTGGAACATTCTCTGCAGGTGCAGGTAGTTTTATTATCAGCGAAAGCATTAAAGGTTCTTCAACCCTAAGCGATGAAGTAACAGTATCATTTACTACAGCAGGTACAGTTGACGATGCTGAAACAATTGCCGCGGCAATTAACGCAAGCATGCCAGTTGGAACAAGTATTGTAGCCAGCGTTGACAGCGCAAACAGAATTGTAATTCAGCATAACCAAGGTGGTGAAATTTATATCACTGACGGCACTGCTGATGCATTCCGTGATGCTGGATTTACCACTTCAGGTTCAGCACCTACTGCAAACTTATATGATCACCCAGATGGCGCCGCAGGACACTTTGTGGCAACTCTATGGAAGGGATTAACATATACTGCTGGTGAAGATTCTCCAAAGAGTTTAACTGCCGACGGTCAATTATGGTATAACAGCTTGATCGACGAAGTTGACATGATGATTCATGATGGCGACAAGTGGGTTGGATATAATAATTTAGTTCAAAATCAAGGCGGTGGCGATCGCACAGATCCAGAAGGTCCAATGGTTAGTGCTACTGCACCATTAACACAAAGTGATGGAACAGCCCTAGCCAATGGTGATCTTTGGATTGATACTAGTGACCTAGAAAACTTTCCAATGATTTACAAATTCAACTATGCTACTCAAAAGTGGGCATTAGTTGACAACAGCGACCAGTCAACAGAAAACGGTATTTTATTTGCAGATGCACGTTGGAATACTACAGGGCGTGTTGAGGGTGCAAGTTCTATCGTAGAACTATTAGACAGTAACTTTGTAGATTTTGACTGTCCAGATCCAGCACTATATCCAAAAGGTATGCTGATGTGGAACCTACGCCGTTCAGGATTTAACGTCAAGCGTTTTGTACGTAACTATGTAGACATTCTTGCACGTAACTTTAGAACTGCTAATGACGAGCTAATGTCTGACTATTATCCACATCGTTGGGTAACAGAAGCCGGCAACCAAGAAAACGGTGCCGGTACATTTGGTCGTAAGGCACAGCGTAAAGTTGTAGTACAAAAATTACAAGCTCTAGTAAACAGCAACCAACAAATCCGTGATGAAGAATCACGTGTGTTTAACTTACTTGCTTGCCCAGGATATCCTGAACTAATTGGCGAAATGATTAGCTTGAACTACGATCGTGGTTTAACAGCGTTCATTGTGGGTGATACACCTCCAAGACTACGTCCAGACGCAACTTCATTGTTGAACTGGGGTACTAATCAAGCAGGTGCGTTAGAAGATAATGATAACGGTCTAGTCAGCAGTGACGAATACCTAGGTATTTTCTATCCATGGGGCTTTACCAGCGACAACATCGGCAACAACGTTGTTGTTCCGCCAAGCCACATGATGCTACGCACTATTGCTCTAAACGACCAAGTTGCTTATCCATGGTTTGCTCCAGCTGGAACACGTCGTGGTGGTATTACTAACGCAACAGCAGTTGGTTACATTACTGATGAAGGCGAATTCCAATCAGTTGCACTAAACACTGGACAACGTGATACACTAGCCAGTGTTAAGGTTAACCCGCTAACATTTATTGTTGGTAGCGGTCTTGTTAACTACGGACAATATACTCGCGCTCGTAACGCCAGTGCATTAGATCGTATTAACGTTGCACGTTTAGTAATTTACTTACGTCGCCAGTTTAATCAGTTGGCTAAGCCATATGTGTTTGAACCAAACGACAAGATTACTAGAGATGAAATCAAGCAGGCAGCAGAAAGTCTACTATTAGAATTAGTAGGACAACGTGCTCTATATGACTATATTGTTGTATGTGACACAAGTAACAATACTCCTGCAAGAATTGATCGTAGTGAACTATATCTAGACGTTGCTATCGAACCAGTGAAAGCAGTGGAATTTATTTACATTCCATTACGCTTGAAGAACACTGGCGAGATCAAAGGTCTATAACAAATAACGGAGTCCAAATATGGCAATCGCAACATTATCAAGATTTACAGTACCGCTAGCGTCTGATCAAAGCGCATCAGCACAGGGTATGTTAATGCCAAAGATGAAATATCGCTTTAGAGTGATGTTTGAGAACTTTGGCGTTTCAACTCCTACTACTGAATTAACCAAGCAGGTAGCTGAAGCTAAACGTCCTACTGCCGCATTCAAAGATATTCCAATCGAAGTTTATAACTCAACATTCCACTTGGCCGGTAAAGGCACCTGGGAAACAATGGCAATTAAACTACGTGACGATGTCACTGGCAGCGTGTCTAAGCTAGTTGGCGAACAGATGCAGAAGCAATTTGATTTCTTTGAACAGGCCTCTGCAGCCGCAGGTAGTGATTATAAGTTTACGCTTCGTCTAGAAATTCTAGACGGTGGCAACGGTGCAAGCACCCCTAACGTATTAGAAACATGGGAATGCTATGGCTGTTATATCACGAAAGTAGACTATGACACAAACAACTATGCAACGCAAGAAGCTTTAACAATTAGTTTGACAATTCAACCAGACAACTGTTTACAAACTTCTGGCACTATAGGTGTTGGTGTTCCAGTAACTCGTTTAAACGGAACAGGTACAACAGGCGGCGGAGCTCGCTAATTAAAAGCCCACTTAGTGTGGGCTTTTTTGTGACTGTTTATTAACTACGCAGTTAATTTGGCTATATAAATACTATTATGGCAAATCCCTTTAATGCTTATCTAAACAATAACCTTGACCCTAATACATCTCTTAGGGATTATCAACACGCTTCTAGATTATTCCGTGATGATAATTTTAGACTAGCACCAAAACTTGATTTCTTATTTCATACTGTGTTTAGCATTAACAGTAGAGCACTACAAGATCAAAGTATTACACAACGACACAAAAACGAAATTAATATGTTGGTCAAGAGTGTTACACTGCCTAACATCAAGTTAACAACAGAAACAGCCAATCAGTATAACAGAAAAAAAGTTGTTCAGTCTACACATAAGTTTGATCCAGTTACTATTAAGTTTCATGACGATAATATGGGGTTGATCAGTAAAGTCTGGCAGAATTACTACAAGTACTATTATGCAGATCCAACCAGTGCAGGCAGTGCCAACAGCGCATACTCGAGAAATGCAACCAAACGGTTGCCAAGTAATGCCTATGGTTTAGATAACAAAAGTACAGAAATGTTCTTTAATCATATTACAATATATCAGTTGTCGAGAAAAGAATATTTTGCTTATAAACTGATCAATCCTTATATTCAGTCTTTTGATCATCAGACTATGGACTATTCAAAAATTAGCTCTGTACACGAACTGTCTATGGTTCTAAATTACGAGGCTGTGCATTATAGCAGTGGTCTAATCAACAACGATGTTCCTGAAGGATTTGGCACTGAGCACTACGATCAAACTCCTAGTCCACTAACATTGCCTCCGGGAGTCACTGCATTAAGAACCAGTGCAGTTACAACAGATACTCCCCGCGCAACAATTGAAACTGTAAACAATCGTGTGTCTACAGATCAAAACTACACCCAAACAACACAGCAGAAACCCATTAGTGGACAATCTGGTATTGTTAGTACAGCCGCATTAGGTGCGACTGCTACTAGCGGTGTTGGTGGTATTGAAGGTACAGCATTTCCTAGAGTAGCAACTAATACTAACGTAACAACAGCTAAGGCTGTTAGTATTACAGGTAATAATACAGTTATCATACAACAATAATTATGGCAAATTTACCAGCATTAGAACCAGTAGACAGCGCAGGAGAAGTTAGACAATTCTTCGACAAGTACTACAACCATCAGATAAGTTTCCCCACGAATCAAATCGACGCAGTCTTGGCATTCTTCCTTAAAAGAGGATTTGATCAAGAGAGCGCAAGAAGTACTGGCATTGTCCTGCTTAATCAAGCAAGACTAGACAACGTTAGTGTATTCTCTTTACTAGACACACTAAAGGCACTAACTGATGTTCAGCTAAGTCAAGTGGTTGCTCAAGTACTCAACGCCTATAGAGAGAAAACCAGTCTATTGGGCTATAGAGTTGCTCAGGTTGCAGACACATTTGAATCAAGAAATATCTTAGTCTAATATGGGAAAGTTTGCACAGGGAAAGTTTACAATTACCGCACCTGAAAAATATGTGGGTAATAAATCTCCAAGATACCGTAGCAGTTGGGAATGGAGTTTTATGAAATTTTGTGATACTAACCCTAGTGTA